GACTGGCCGTCTTCTGGCCCATGACCGGGAGCCCCTCGGTGGGAGCAGTGTTCTCGGACACCCAGTACGAGGTCACGCTGGTAGTCAGCGCCGGGATCGCCACGTCGCCGACCAGGCCTGTCAGCATCGTCGCGCCGAGCTGCTCGGTGACGAGCTTGTTGCGCAGCAGGTCGATGAACGCCGAGCCGATCACGGTCGTCTGCACCGCGTTGGAGCCGGTGCCAGCGATGGTCAGGTCGCGCGTGTGCGTCAGCACGTCCCACGGCACGATCAGCCCGCGGGCCTTCTGCCCGAGGCGCTTGGCCGCGGCCTCGCTGCACTCGATCTCGAAACCGGCGTCGACGCCGCGCTCGCCGCTCAGGGCGCGGATGGCGCGCATGAAACTGTACCGCTGCTTCTCGCCGTCGTTCATGCCGATGGCCGGGTCGGCCGGCTTGGCAGGCGACCGCTTGCCGATCTCCGACAGCAGCGCGCTGCGGAACTGATCCAGCGTCCAGCCCTTGTCCAGCGCCTCGTCGGCCAGGGCGTCGGCCTTGTGCTGGCGCGCCAACTTGATGATCTCGCCAACGTCCTTGCGGATGTCAACGACCTTGATCTCGGGCTTGTCGGCCTTCTGGGGCTCGGCAGCCGCGACTTCCTGCTTCTGCTCGCTCATGTGCTTCTCCTTGTGGCTGCCGGACGCGCTGCGACCGATGCCAACAGCGGCATCAGCCTCAACACCGACCAGCGAGATTTCGTGCGGGCGCCACGCCCACGTAATCGTGCGCGACCCGTCGGCCGCCTTTTCGTCCTTCAAAATCGTGGTCGTCTCGTAACCGACCGACACACCAGGCAGAACGCCGTCGATGATGTCGGACGCGATTTCGGCAATCTTCTCGCGCTGCGAGAGCTTGCAACGGGCGCGGCAGCGGCGGTCGGCATCAACCGTGGCTTCGATCACAGACCCGGCGATGTCCTCAACCTCGTTGCTGTGGTCGAGCAGGAGACGGCCGCTCGCCTTGATGCGCGACAGGTCAACGTGCGCTGGATCGCATGACAGGATTTCCATGCCGTACCAGCGCGCGACAGGAGTTTCAGAGGCGAAGCAAAGCGACAATTCCCGCGTCTCGGGGTTGTATTCCCGCTGCGCTAGGTTTGCCGACCGGCGTTCCGTCGAGGGTGCTGGAGTTGTCATGCCTACATATGCTCCGAATGTTAAGGGGCTGCGGGTGGCACGGCGGGTTGCGGTACGTCAGGCGCTTTGCCGTGGCCGATAGGAGGCAGACCAGCGGCGACGCGGGCCTTGTTGTCCTCGGCTATTTGGGCAACGGTCGTTGCATAATCTTCGCCGCGCTCTGCGGCGACGCGCGACGGTGCCGTTAGCCCCAGGTCGATATCGTTGCTTATGGCCTTGGAATCGCTCTCAGGGTCAACCCACGGCCAGCGGCGACCCGTCCACACCGACTTGCCAGTCAGGTATTCGGCCTCGGCGGCGCGCAACCCAGCGGTGCCGACGATGGCCGCGCTGGCAAGCCACTCGTCAAACAGACGGCCGAGAAACGTCCGGCTGAACCACTGCTGCAACACGATCCAGTTCTCGCGCTCGTCAATGGTCCCGGCGCGGATGCTGGAGTAATTGACCTTCTCCAAGTCGTTGGCGAAGTTGTTGTAGGCGACGTTCAGCCCGCCCGCGATCTGCCGCAGACAGGTCGAGACGAACGCGCCGAACTGGCTGGTAGGGTGCTCTGGACTGAACGGCTGAAACTCCCACCCGGTCGGCATGCGCTCAAACACGCCGGGGGCCGCGTCGCTGATCGGCTGGTCTTTGTCGTCGCTGGTGAAATCCTCGCCGGGAGGGATCTTGTAAAAGCCCATCTTGCATGACGAAATGCGGGCGGCGACCAGCTCGGCCTCCATGTAGCCGTACAGCATCCGCAGTGCCTTCATGCTCGACGCCATCCAAGACACGGCGCGCGTCTGGCTTGGGCGCTCCTTGCGGTAAACGTGGATGATTTCCGACGCCGGAATGATCTCGCGACCGCGCGTCCCGCGGCCGTAGTCAGCGCCTGGATGAACCTTGAAAACGCTATACGCGATTGGTTGCGTCTGCTTGGTATGTACGCCCATGCTGACGATCACGTCGCCCTTTGTCTCGTTGTGCGACTCGTCCAGGTGGTCGGACTCCAACACCTGGAATGCCAGCCCGTCAGGGTACTGCGGCCCGCGGTAGATCCTGACCAGCGCCTCTCCGTCCCTGGCCACCGTCCTCGCGGTCATCCGCTGCACGTCCTGCCGCGAAAGAATGCCTGACACCTCGGCGCGGTCCATCCACGCGAGGAACGCACTGGCAATGGCCTTTGCGCGCTGCGGCTTTGCGGCCGGCAGCGTCAGGCTGAACCCGCGCCCGACAATGTTCTGCTCGACCATGCCCAAATACTTGCGGGCGAAATCGTTGTTTTGTTCCAACTCACGGGCGCGGGCGCGGATGGTCGGCAGACCGCCCCGGATGTCCACGTCGGCGGCGGCGTGCGAGAAAACCCAATCGGCGGAAAGCCGGTCCAGTTTCGCGGCCTCATAGGCGCGCTTGCCCTTGGCCGGATTCGGAACGTGCGGCGACTTGGCGTGGCGACGCTTAGACATTGGCGAACCTCGTGAAAATCTTGCGCGTGGGGTAGCCGCCAGCCTTCAGCCGCTCTGCGTCGTCCTCGCGCTTCACGTCCCACTCCAGTTGCTTGCGGACTCGCTCCAGCTGCTCGATCTGGTCAGGCTGGAGCGTCTTGACGAACGAGACGTTGAGGAACAACTCGTTGTAGGACTGAAGCATGCGGCGGGCGAAACTGCGCTGGTCGCCGGCCGCTGACGGTTCCGCAGCCATGTCAGGCAGCACTCGGAGTACGCCTGACGCGAGTAGGTGCCGATCAGCACCGGACGATGCGAACGCCTGCCACGAGTACGCGCCTGGCACCATCTGCGCCGTCTGAGCGGCGGTCAGGCTGACGGAGTAGTCCGCCCCATCGGCAGCGACATTTGCGGCGAAACGCTGGTCGGCAGAGTAGAAGACGGCCGCGCCTGTCCAAGCTGTAGCCGGGTAGTCGCCAGCATCAACGGTGCCGGTGAGTGTGCAGCCTTGTACGATCTCCGCAGGTATGGGCGTCGCCATACCAATGCGGAGATGTTAAGGGCTACCAACTCGACGCGAACCCGCCGCGCCGCCTTACATGCGGCTTGCGCGACGGCGACGCGGGCGCAGGCTTGGCGGTAGACTCTGCCGTCACTGGCTGCAACGGTGCCGAAGTTGAAGCGATGCGCTTGCGCGCCTGCTTCTCGATCCCACCGAACTGAATCCCGCTGTATGCCGCCGCGGCCACGCCATACGTCAGCGCGTCGGCCAGGTCGTTCTTGCGGCCTGGGATCACCGTCCAGACGTAAACCAGCCCGAGCCGCTCGCCGTGCAGCACGTCCACGACCTGCTCCGCGCACACATGCTCGGCCAGCACGCGGTGCGCCTGCGGCTGCTCGCCGTACAGTGAAAGAGACCCTCCGGGGCTACCTACCGGAAGCAGAAACCCCTTTTGCATGCGCTCGCGGAAAACGTCGGCGTTGACGAAAAGCACCGTTGCCGCGCCCCATCGGCCGGTGTGCCACCCGTCGCCCTTGCGGATCGCCGCAGATGGCCGATATATCCGCGTCGTCAGAGCGCGGATAGGGATCACCTGCAACGCGCCGTGCCGCATGCGCAGCGCCGCACACGCCTGCGCAACGGCGTCTTTCTTGTACCCGCAGTCAACGACCATCACAGACGGCGCAACCCGCTCCTTGCTTTCGGCGTTGACGTACACGCGCCGCGTTAGCACGTCGTCGGCAACGGACATGATGCCGGCGAAAATAGCCTGGTCCTCGGTGTGCGCGCTGCCCTGATGCCACAGCGGCGTTTCTCCTGCCGGGAACTTGCCCCAGTCCACCACGTACCCGGCCGCGTCTCCGGTCCACCCGGTAAGCGTCCAGTTGATGCCGTACAGGTTCACGTCGGCCGACAGCACCAGCGACGTGCATTCCGCTGGGACATGCGCCCGCGGCACGCGGCTTAGGTGCTCCATCACCATATGCTCGTCAATCGTCCATGCGGCAACAGTCTGCGGGCGCGGGTCGCCCTGAAACTCGCTGTAGAACACGTCCGGCCCGCGGTCGATCAGCAGGTTGTATGCATGCTGAATGCCGCTCGTCTCGTCCTCGTTGTGCCGCGCCGGCCAGTAGACCGCGCAGTCCTCGTCCATCTCGGCGCGCCTGGCGGCATAGAACTCGTTTGCCTCGCGCGTGGTCTTGTCGCCGTTGCGCTGCCCGCTCTTGCGAAGTTCGGCGTATTGAGTCAGCCAAAGATCGTCGTGCCGCTTTGCCCACTTGCTGACCATCGGCACGCGGCGCCCATCCCATGACGGGTTGAGGTCGTGGTCGGTCAACTGGTCCATCACGTCGCCGCGCGCGATAACCGTGCCAGCCACAAAACCGGCGATCTTCCGGCGCGGGCCAGCCAACCCGAGCAGGTCGCTTTTGATCTTCAGCAGCCGCGCCTTGACCTGCGACGGAGACTTGGCGCTTTCCGGCGTTTGCGGGTCATCGACCAGGAACCCGTCAGGCCGCAGCGAGCCATGAACTGTATGCTTGTACTTAAGCCCGCGGACGCTGCCCTCGATGCCGGTCGCATAGATGATGTTCCCTCCAGCCGGAAAGTCGGCCACGGATGGCAACGTGATGCGGTCTGTTTTCCAGACGAACCCGCACGGCTGCG